AGTTTGTAGAAGAAAAACAAACAAGCTTAGAACCTACTGAAATAAAAACTGAAAAAGATGTAGTATCTTTAGAAATTGAAAATCAAATAGATGAATTAATTAAATTAGGCATAATTAAATCAAAATGTAATTAACTATGGGATGTACTTATAATTTTTTAAATAATGAATACACTAAAGAAGAACTTGTAAAATTATTACAAGACAAAGGAATACAAAATAAAATTAAAACAATAAAAGATAATATAAAATCTAATGTTGAATCATTTGAACAAATGGAAGAACCATTGATGGATGATGAATTAGATGATATTATTTTTAGTGATGAAGTACAAGAACCTATTAGTAAATTAAAAAAACTATTAGATGTTAAAAAAGGAATCTTATCTAAATTAAAACAAAGAGTACCTGCTATAGAAGAAGCTATTAAAAAGCAAACAACTAAAGAAGATGTATTAGCTTATAATAAATTATTAAATGATGTTCTTGAAAGAATAATAACTATTGAAGATGAGATTAGTTACTTTAGTAATAAAGAACAAATTTCATTAGAAGAATTAAAAATACAAGCTAAAGATGACTTATTTAAAGTTGAAAAATTACTAAGCTCAGGTTCTGTACAAGATACACAAGAAGCAACCAGACTTATTAATTTTTATAAATCAATGGAAATTTATTTAAATAAAATAAGTAATGACAATAAAGATTTAGATGAGCATCCTTTTTTCTTATTAGAAGAACTATATGATAAAGATGGTAATATAATATTACCACAGGTTCATATTGATACTTTTAATGCTATTGCTAATGCTTTTAAAGAAAGAGAATCTAAATTAAGTATAATTCAAAAAAACTTATTAACTGAAATAGTAAACTCTAATCCTAAAGTTAAACAGTTATATAATGAATTAACTTATGATCAAATAATGAAAGCATTACCTGATACTAATCCTATAGATATGCTTATTATGGATATAACCAGAGGTATATTTAGTAGCAATGGTGTTATTCCACAAGTTACTATGGATTTAGTACAAGGAGTATTTGCTGAAGAAATTTCTAAAGCAAAAAAGTTTGAAGAAAAACATAATAATTTATTGCCAAAAGTACAAGCTGTATTAAAAAGCTTAGGAGAAAAAGTTGGATTTAATGTTGTATCATATAATATGTTTTTTCAAAAAGATAAATATGGTAACAAAACAGGAAGAATAGTTAATAGATATTCTCAAAATTATTTTGATTCATTAAGAGATGAACAAGCTAATTTCTCAGCTAAAAAATCAGCTATCATGGCAATTGAAAATATTAATGATAGAAATGAAGCTTATAAAAAACTATTAAAAGAAAGAGAAAAATGGTATAAAGAAAATACTATTAATCTTGATATTACTAAAATACCAGAATTATTAGATGAATTTCCAGAATATAAAAAATATGCTAATGAAGATAACGGAGATCATATTCAAAAAATAAAAGATAACATTGGAGAAAAAGGATATGAAGAATTAATAAAAAGACAAAGAACTTTAATTAAAAAATACAATGCTTGGAAAGATGCTTACATTGAAACATATTTACATGAAAAAGGAGTAGAAAATTTATCAGAATTAACAGAAGATGAATATAATTATTTAGCATCAATGGTTGCAAGTAAAAATCCATTTATTAGTGCTAACAGTATGAATAATAATGTTAAAACTAAAGTTGGAAATGAATATGTAAGAAATCAATTTGATTATAATACCTATATACCAAGAAAGTATAAAGGTAAATTACAAAAAGATACAGTTGTAGAAACAACAGAAGAAACAGGTTTTTATGATGAAAGTTTTAAAAGAATAGAATCCAATAGTGTTTTATATGAATATTATAATTTAATATCAGAAGAATGGGAAAAAATAAGTAATTCTTTTCCTGAAAAACAAAGAGAAGCTTTAAATACAAACTCTTTAGCTGTATTTAGAAAAAGCTTATTAGAAATGATGTTAGATCCTAATGTTAGTATATTTAAAAAAATATGGAATGTATTAATAGAATTATATGATAGAATTGCAGGAGGATTTGGTATTAATGTAAAAGATCCTATTAGTTATGAAAACTTAGATGTAATTACAGGAACAGGAGAAAATAATATTGACACTAGTTTTATAAATAATAATAAAGCAGAAATAGATCAAAACTTAAATTTAAAAAAATCAATTATTATAAATAAACTAAGAGAAGCAAACATTAAAATAAATAATATTTATAATAGTACAGAAATAGTAATTGATGTTTTACCTCAATCAGTTATTAATGAACTTGCTCCTGGTTTAAGAATATCAGCAAACAAAGAAGCTTTTAAAAAGAAATTTGGTAAAAAAATACCAATGGGTAAAGTATTAAAATCATTAGCTGTTCATGAAACAGTAAATGATAAATCAACAGATTTACCTAAAATTATAAAATATTTATCTTTAGTTTCTGCTGAATATAGAGCAAGACAAGAATTATTACCTTTTGTAGAAGTATTAAAACAACATTATTCAGAAATAAAACTTGCTGATACTAATGAATTAGGTGATAATATCTTAAATAGTTTTACCAAAAAAATGAAAAATATAGGATTAAGAACTAATGCTATTACTCAGTTTGAAGATTGGTTTCAAAGAGAATTATTAGGTAAATCTGTAGAAAAATCTTTTGGTGTTGTTAAAACTAAAAAATTAACTCCTTTAGAAGAAAGAAAGAATATTTTTGAAAAAATGTCTGCAATTACATCAGGTAGAATATTAACAAGAAAAGAAAAATACTTTAAAGACCAATACAATAAATTAATAGCAAAAGAAACTGACCCTGTTAAAAAACAAGAGTTAATTGATAAAAGAGAAGAATTAGGTAAAAGGTTTGCAGCATCAGCAGCTATGAATAATTTTATGAGTTACATAAGATATTTAGGTTTAGGTTTTAATGTGAGTTCAGCTATAACAAACTTTTTTGAAGGTCAAATAGGTAACATGTATGTTGCTGCAATGGGAGATTATTTTGAACCTCATCATTATTATAGAGCTTCAAGAATTTCTAAGAAAAGTTTATTAAAATCTATATCTGGAAAATATGCTCCTGATGATGCTAAAAAATTAAGAGTGTTAATGGATAGGTTTGATGTTCTTCAAGACACTAGTAATGAATTACAAAAAGCAAGTATAAATACTCCTTTGAATAAACTTGAAAATGTTGTTAATCCAATGACTACTAATAAAAGAACTGAATATTTAAATCAGTCACCTTTATTAATTGCAATTATGTTAGATACTCAAATAACAGGTAAAAGTGGAAAAAAAATAAGTGTTTGGGATGCATTAGATGTTAATGGTAAATTAAAACCTGATTTTAGAACTGAAGAAAATATCAGTACATGGGAAAATAATGAAGGTGAAAACTTTAAAATATTTAAAGCTAAAGTTAGTAATGCCATTATAACTGCACATGGTAATTATGCTAATTTAAGAGGTATGATGGCTAAATCAAATGTACTAGGAAAAATGTTTATGATGTTTAAAACTTGGGTGGGTATGCAATTATATACAAGATTTGCAACACAACAAGATGATATTGAATCAGGAATAAAAGGTTTTAAAGGTAGATATTGGTCACACACTAAAGGTTCAGGTTTTATACATGGATCATTAGTTGGTTTTGCAGCATTAGGACTTGCACCTGGTGTATTAATAGGGGGAGGAATTGGTTATTTAGCAGCAGCTAGATTTGGAGTAAAATCAGATATAAGTTTTTTAAATGAATTGATTTTTATGGGAAAATCAATTTTAAGAAAAACAATTGCTTTTCCTATAAATAGTTTAGCAGCTAAAGAAGTTATAAAAGATTACACTAATTTAGATAAATTAACAGGAGAAGATTTTAATGAAAGAGATGTAAAAAACATGAGAGCTCTTATTACAGAAATGTCTTTTGGTGTTTCTCTTTTACTTCTTACTTTTTTGGGTAAAGCATTTTTATATGATGAAGATGATGAAGAAGATGATGCAAGAAGAATTGCTCATAATTTAATAATTAACAGATTAACTCAATTATTAAGTTCTACAAACACTTATTTAAATTTATCATCTTTGTATGATACAATGCTTAAAAGACAACCACTTACTGATTTTTTTAATAATGCAAAAGAAGCAATTTCTTTAGTAGATGATTATTTTGCTGAAACAGATATTGAATCAAGTGGTATATATAGAGGTGAATCTAAATTTTTAAGATATGCTCAAAAATTAACTATTCCAGGTGTGTTTAAAAGTGATTTTGGATTTGGTAGTCAAATGGATAGACAATATGAAAAAACACAATTTGATGAATATTTTTGGTCAGATGAGAAAAAAGAAAGAAAAATAATTGAAGGAAAAAGAGCAATGTTAAAAAATGAAATTGAATTAGAATTAGGAGAAAAAGGTGTACCTGAAGAAATAATTGAAAAAATAGCTAGAAAAAGATTAAATGATAAATTTCCTCTTCCTAAAAAAGGAGAAAAAATAAAAAGAAAAACAAGAAAAAAACAAGAAGAGGAAGAAACAACTGAAGAAGAATAGGCAAAAATAAAAAAAAGGGAAGCCGTTAAGCTTCCCTTTCCCATTGTTTAAAATCCTAAAACCTAAAAACATTATATGAAACACCTATGCCTAAAAAAGGTGCAGGTCTTAAAGATACAAAATCTAATCCATAACCTGCAATAATTCCTATTCCAAAATATTTTGGTTTAGGTAATTTAACTTTATATGATGCAACATCTTTTACTGATGAATAAGGACTTGATGATGTAACTATAGCTTTATAATTTTTCTTATCCTTTACAATAGCTACACTATATTCATCATTAGTTTCAATAGATAATTTTGTTTTTTTAGAATTTACAAAACCATTAATTGAAATCCATTTATCATTAAAGACAATACCATATTCTATTTCTTTATTACCTGATGAATCAATATAAGTAACAACTGTATCAGTATCAAATAATGTATCAATTACAGTTACTGTTTCTATAACTGTAACAACATCAGTATTATTTTTATATTTATTTACTTCTGACTTTAATGTAGAAATAATTTTTTTATCACTTTGAATTTCTTTAAGTAAAGATGCTTTAGAAGAAACCAATACATTTATTTCAGCAACATTTTTACCATCTTTAGTTTTATAATGTTTTACTGAATCTTTTAACACTTGTATTTGCATTTTATATTTTTCTTCATAGTTTGTTAGAGTAAAATCTTTTACAAAAGATTTAATAGTTAGTAATAAAATTGCAATAATAAGTAAGCTTAAAAATATTTTTTGAATATCCATGTTTTTAAAATTTAAATGTTAAAAAAAGAAAGGGAATATTTCTATTCCCTCTCCACTACCGATAAACTAACAAAATTATATTATGCCTGTACTACCAAAACCACCATCATTTCTATCAGTAGAATCTAAATCATCTACTATGTCAAAAGTTGCTACAGAATATTGAGTTAAAACACCTTGAGCTACCCTTTCTCCAATGTTTATTTTAACAAGACCATTGGTTAAATTAGCTAAAATAACTCCAATTTCTCCTCTATAATCTGAATCTATAGTTCCAGGAGAATTTAAAACTTTAAGACCTTTTTTTAAAGCTATTCCACTTCTATCTCTAATTTCAAGTTGATAACCTGATGGTATAGACATATACAATCCTGTTCCAACTAACACTCTTTCAAAAGGTCTTAAAGTAATATATCCTTGTGTTAAGCTGTATTTAAAGATTTTATCAATATCAACTTCTTCTTTTGAATTAAAAATTTTTAAAAAAGAATGTACTTCTAAATCAAAACCTGCAGCTCCTTCTGATTGGTATTTAGGGAGGTTTACTTTTTCATCTTTTAATTTTATATTAATAAACATATTATTTTATTTTTTCTAATTCAAAAAAGGTTACGTTTTTTATTTTTTTATATATTTTAAACTGTAAAAACCAATTTTTAATTTTTTGATTTTTAATTTGATTTAAATTACAAAATGCAAATATATTATTTAATTTTTTATCAACACCATTTTTTATTAAATCTATTGCTATTCTTTTATGAACTGAAGTTGGTTCTGCTTTCCACCACATATAATTTTCATTATTTACTCCTGAATATTGTTTAGGTTTATTTATTGTTTCTGTTATAGTGCAATTATCTTTTATAGAACGATTAATTGCTGTAGCTCCAACAAGATATAAACCTTCAATTTCAGTAGAATCACATATTTCACTCATTATCATTTTTGCTAACCATTCTTCATCTTTCCATTGTTTTTTAGGAATATCATTAATAATCCAAGGTTTATTAAATTCTGCTTTTTGTTTTCTTAATTCTACTTTTTTAGGATTATTATTATCCCAAAAACAAATTCCAACAATTAAAAGGGATAACACCCATACATTACTATCCATAATCATTAATTTTACTTGGAAGTTCTAAATGATCATTATAAAATTTTATTTTATATTGATTTTTTCCTAAATAAAGTTTTAATCTAATTACTTCTTTTCTTAAAAAATTTAATTCTTTATTTAGTTTTTTAACTTCCCTATCATAAATACTTTCTTCATAAGTTAATCTTCTTCCTTCTACAGGTGATTTAAACTTTTTTTCTTTCACATTAATTTTTCTTTTAGTATTACCTCAATTATTTTATTTGCATATTCTTCTGCCATTGTTACTATTTCTTCTTCTTTATCTAAATTCCAATCATGTAATAATAAAGCAAGATGTACACATTCATGCATAATTAATGTTCCATCTTTTAGATTGTTTTTTAATCTTAAAGCATTAATAAATAAAAATGGTTTATCTCCAAATTTATATTCACCACTTTCATTAGGAATATAATTAGTCCATCCTGCTACATAAGAATCATCTTCTGTTTCTTTTGTTTCAGAAGCTTCTTTTTTATTCAACCCATGCATTTCATCTACTTTAAAATAATCAAATACATCAACTGAACTGTCAGCAAGAATAAATAAAAAATCTGAAAAATCTTTAGTTAATAGTATCATCTTGTTTTATTTTAACATCTAATTGTTCACCAATTTCTTTAATTATATTAGCTAATATAATAGTTAATTGTGTTACTTGATTTTTATCCCATTGATCTAATAAAATTAATTGTTCTTCTTTACTTAATTCTTCAAAACAAATAGGTTCTTTGTTTTCAGTTTTAATAAAAACTCCTGATAAATTTCTAATCATAATTTTATTTTTAAAATATTAAATTGTTTATTCCATTTTCATTAATTAATTCAAAAAGATGAGATCTAATTTCCTCTACCATTTTGTAAGTTTCATCAGATATTGTTTCATCATATTTTATTATCTCTCTTAATTTAGAATTTATACCCCATATGACAACAGACATGGCTGAAGCCTTTACGGCTAGGTTAAATTCTTCGTTATCCTCTGGGAGGTCAAATTCAAGTATTGCTTTCATTTTTAATTATTTATGTAAAAATAAAAAATATTATTTATTTTTATAGGTTTCGTTGTAGTATTGTTCTGGTCTAAATTCTTTTTCTGCCATATCATAACTGCCTATTGTGTAGGAATTTATTATCTGCTTTTTTTCTATTTGTATAGCTTTTTCTCTTAAAGCATACCAAGTAAACTTATCTTTTGGTTCATTCCATAGTTGTTGAAATAACCACTCTACTGCTGTTTGTGTTTTTCCCATAGTTATAAGTTTTGTATTTCTTTTTTTACTTCTTCCCAATATAATATCCTTTTTTCAAATAAATCTTCATTCATATCATACACATCATCATTTAATATTTCATCAACTGCTATTAATGCACATTGTATAGCAAACTTATGAGCTACATACCATTGTTCGCCATTATCTAAATTATATACAGAATATTTCTTAAATAATTCTCGTGCTTTTTCTTTTGGTGTCATCTTATTTTAGTTTAATGTATTTAAAAAATATATCTAATTTTATTCCAAGAAATTATTTCATCATGTAATTTTATAAAATCTTTTATATATTGTTCTTTTAAGTTTACTTTATATCTTATATTTTTAGAACCAAATGAAGAAATTTTAAATTCTTGTCTGTCAGGATGCCATAATAATTTTTCAGCTTCAGGATTATTTTTTAAATTATATTCATGCATTTTATCATTATGTGTAAGCATAATACATTCAGCAAAAATATTTTCTTTAATTTTATTATCTACATAATAATCTATTTTTTTAAATAAATCTTCATATAATTTTTTAACTCCTGGATTCATTATAATAGGACTAAAATTAATATGAACATCATATCCTGCATAATAAAAATCATTTATAGCATCTATTCTTTCTGAAATTAAAGATGTATTAGGTTCTAATATATTAGACAATTCTTGAGGCATTAATGAAAATCTAATTCTTATTTTTTTATTAGGATTATAATGTAATAATTTATTATTTACATGTTTAGTAGCAAATGTGCCCATTATTGGTAAATCAGAATCTTTAAAAAAATCAAATATAGTTTTCCATTCATGATATTTTAAATGCAACGCAAAATCTTCATTACATGAAATATCATAAGTCCATAAATTAGCATGAGTTTGATTAGGAATTTCTTTATTTCCTAAACTTTGAGCATGATTAAAAATAACTTCTAATATTTCACTTACATTAGTAGCTATTGATAATCCTTCAGGTTTATTTCTACGCATATAACAATATGCACATTGATACAAACATCCATGAATAAAAGAAGGAGTAATGAAATCACTACTCCTTCCTGATGGTTTTATATCTAATGCTTTTCTTACAGATTCTCTTATCATATTTTTTGGTTATCTTTAAAAAATTCATCAAAAGCTTTTTCTGCTTCTTTAATATTAAATAAATTTTGACCTGCTGAAAAAGCTTGACCTTTAACATGAAAATAAATAAAAGTATTTTCTTCTTCTGCTAATAATGATTTTAAAAAATCATCATTAATTTCAACATTATATGTCTCTTTAATATAATGTATCAGTTTTTCTATTGGTGTTTTCATCATCCTCATAATTAAAATATCTACAATAAAAATTATCCCCATAACTATCTATTTCTTCTTGGGGATAACCATTTTCAACTAACCAAGTTTTAACATCTTTAATATCAGAACTAATTTCTTTAGGAAATCCATATCTCCATCCACTAGGAGGATCAATAAAAAGTTTTTTAATAGGTTTTAGTAATCCTTGAATTATCAATAATTCATTTAATGCAAATGAAAATTTTGATGGATTATTAAAATTAAGAACTGCAAATTTTAAAAATTTAATTCTTTCATCAAGATGTTTTTCAATCATAAATATTGGTTTTTTAAATATATTTTTAAATTTTCATCAACATCAACTTTCCATTTATTATTTTCTCCATCTTCTACAATTAATTTATCTATATTGTCAATTTTTAATTCAGGAAGTTTTACATTATCATATTTTCTTGTAGTAGCTAACACTTGTAATACATAAGAATTTTTTTCCCAAGGAAACATATCTGATTCTTGTTTATTACCATCTACTAAAAAATAATCATCTTCAATCTTATACAATAAAAACATATTATTTAGGTTTTATTTGTTGATAAATAACTCTTATTTGATCTATTAATTCTTGCATTGAACCAGAATTAATAACAATAGCATCCCATTCAGTTATATCATTTATATCATTTTCTGAATTATGATTATTATCAATAATATCATATTTTATAACTTTAATCATATAACTGTTTAATTTCTTTAATGCATTGTATTCATTTTTAAATCTTAAATCAGGAATTATATAATCTTCATTATTTTTTATATGTGATAAAGTAGAGTTGACCCAAATATCAGGATGAATAATGTTTCTACCACATTCAGTACCTAATAATTGTAATATAACTCTTGGAGTTAAATTATTCCATTTTTCACCTAAAGGTGTTTCTTTAAATTCTCTGTCTTCTAATTTAATTAAAGGAACACTTAATAAAGAAGAAACCATTAATTTTATTTTATCAGCAAATCTAATAACATTATATCTGCCAATTAATCTATATTCTCTTTCAAATAATGAAATTAAATCATTAAAATTATTAGCTGAAAAATTAACATGTTTACCTTGATTTAAAAAATGTTCTTCTAACCAAAGACATTGAAAAATATTAGCAATGGTATCTTTACCACTACCAATTTTACCTGCTATACTAATTATCATAGAATTTTAAATAAAAGGAGTGTAATAAAATTACACTCCAAAGTTAACAAATATTTCTGATTCATCTATATTTGGTGGTAATTCTAATTCAGCTTCAGAATTTAGTTCAGTTTCTTTTAATGTTGTTTCAAAATACTTATTAATTTTATTTACAAATATTTTTTTATATTTTGAATCTTTTTTAACTATTGCTTTATCATTATCCTCTAACATTTCTATTAATTCTTCATTTATATACATTTCACTATACTTACCCTTATAGAATTTAGATAAATCAATAACATCAGGTAATTTAATCACAATCATATGTAATCTTCCATTGATTAAACTATCTACAGCATAATCATCTTGATAATATTCTTGTAATTTTACCCATGTTAAAGTATCTATAAAATGTTGTCTACATTTTAATGTATCAACCAGTATAAAAATATGATTATCATAATTTTTAGGGTTGTTTACATCTTTTAAACCATAAGCTAGTTTAAACACAGAACTAATTTTATTAACAAAATCTTCTCCATATAACCTTAATGAAGGTTTTACAAACCTAGAAGTTTTATTAATAATCAATTCATTGAACCGAATTTTTATTCCCTCCATTTTTAAAATCTTTGATAATCTGAACCAATTGAAAACACACCCATGTTAGCATTTACATCATAATCTTTATCAAAACCATTTTCTAAATGCCATTTGTATATGTCTATTAATTTTTTATAACCATACATATAATATTCACTATTATATTGTACTTCACCTATTCTAAAAGCTCTCATTTTAGAAGAACCATATTTACCTGCACTTATAAAATCTGAAGTAGTAATAAAAGTAATAGGTTCACATTGTTTAGTAGTAGATGCAACTATAAATCTAAAATTAGAAACCTTATAACTAAAAAAGTTTTGATTTTTCCAATGATTTACTGCTTCTGTATAAAAAGATGCTTGTATATCATATCTTCTTCTATAACATTGATAATCAAAGTTTTTAGTATAATCACCAATTGTTTTAATATCAATAGGATATATAGTTCCTGTTTCATGATCAACAATTATCATGTCAATTAATGCCTTTACATTAATATCTTCTAATGTAAAATAAATAGGAACTTGGTAATAAATATCTCTATCCTTATCACCTATAAAATATCCTTTTGTGTAATTATGAGTAAGTAATTGATTTACAATAGATTGAACTTTAGCATATTGATTTACATCAATAACTGTTTTGTTTTCACTATTAATTAATTCTAACCAATATCTTTCACCTTCCTCACTTACTTTTTTAATTTTAGTTTCAGGTTTCCAATTAGATTGATAATTATGAGCTTCAATAGCTGATAATAATTCTTGTTGAAACCAATCATCTGAGGTTCTACTATGAAATACTTGTTGAACAATAGACATAATTACTTCACTTGGTTTAACAATATTAGTAACATGATAATTGTTATCCCAATATTCTTCACCCATAGTAATAAAATCATCTACAGCACTACCTATTAAAAAATGTTCTTTTTCTTCAAAGAACATTTCTGGTTGTTTAACTTCTAAAAATGCTTGACCTGATACACTTAGAAGTTTAAGCATAGATTGATTTACTGCATTCATTGTTCTGTATTCATCTATTTGTTCTTTACTTGACCTTGTTATCATAAGCTAATTTTAAAATTTTAAAAAAATCATCAAATGTCATTGTAACTATTGATGAATACTCATCTCTTTTTTTACCAGGAACACCTTGTTTATGATGAATACATATTTTTGGAAGTTCTTTTTTAGAGTCAGGAATTTTAGAACTAATATTTTGTAAAATATCAATAGGTTTTAATCCTCTTTGTAATCCTGCTTTAATTTGAACTAATAAAGGTATTTCAGCAATATCAACTCCTGCATCATCTAACATTCTTGATGCATATCTGCTAGTTTGGCATTCTGGAAATAATTCTTTAAAAATTTGGACATAATACCTTTCAGCATTATGTCCTTTTCTTCTATTGTTATTCATATAATTTATTTAATTCTTCTTTACTAATAATAATAGTTTGTATCTTATGAATACAAGGATACAATTTAATAAATATTTTATTATTTAGTATGTCAGAATTTAAAATTACTTTCAAACAAGCATCATTATAATATGTTGTACGTTCTTTCTTTATTAATATTGAATTGCTGAATATTTTATCAAATCCAATTACAGCAAGAATATTACAATATTTATCAAGAATGATACCTTTACCTATTAATATTTCATCTTTTTCAATATAAACTAAGTTTTTAGATTGAAAAAATAACTTATCAAAATTAGAACTAGATTTTAATATTTGACGTGATAATTTATTAAGATTACCATGATTAAATAAAAATTGAAAATTAGAAATACTAGGTATAACACAAGTAACAGTAGGATGATAACTTTTTGATATATTTAAATGTTCAGTTTTAAAACTAAAGTTCGTATCCATATTTTTCAGTTATTTGGTTTGAAGGAATAATATAATCCCAAATATAAGGAACTCTAAATACAGAATCTTTCCATTCAAATTCATTAGCAATTATATTTGTTATAAAACCCATCATGTGAGTAGCAATCATAGCTGCACTATGAGAAACTTGTTTCATAGTACATGGTGCTTCTTCAACATCAGAATCAGGAAACAAATGATTTTCTATATAATCATGAATAGCTTTTTGATCTTCAGAAGAAATATTATAAATTCTCATTTGTTCCATTAATAACCTACCATCAACAAACCAGATTTTATTATTAATTGATTTGTTACTGTAAAATTGTGTAAACTTATTGAATAGTTTTTCTCTGGCAGTCATATTGTCAAAAGCAGAAATAAAAATATAATGACCATAGTAAGATTGAGGAAAATAAGTATTATCATCAATTTTTTTATCATGAGCATTTAATTCAAAATCATTTCCATTAAATTGACAAATTACATCTGTTAAAGCTTTTACTTTTGGTTTACCAATAGAGTCTGCAAAAAATAATTGTCCACCTAAATTATGTTCTTCTACTAAGTCAAAATCATAGATATCTACATAAAATCCTGCTCTAGTTAAGAAAAAAGCAATCCATGAACCAATACCACCAGAACCACCTATAATAAATTTAACAGGTTTTTTATACCATAAGGCATCTTGAAATCTTTCTCTACTCATATTAATTTTAAATTATTAAGTTCTTCTAATAGTTCATCAATAAAATAAAAGGCATCTTTATTAAAATACAAAGTGTCTGTAAACATTTCAATTTGTTGTTTTAGAAAGTCATCTTCCACTACATTTAATTTAAAGAAATCTTTTACATAAATTCTAAAATCATCTACTATAGTTTTTGCATAACTTTCAACTAAAAATGATTTATCTCTTATATATAAATTATCAATATCTTCAAATACATCATCTAATGTTTCTTTGTTTTTTAATCCTATACCTAATCTTAAAACATAAGCTATAAAATCTTCATTAGGATAATCATCTACTAATATAGATTTATCATTAAAACCTTCCCAACCATAAGAAGTATTGTAATTAACCCAATCATCTAAATCTAATGTACTTTGATAACCTTGATAACCTTTATAATTTTGATAATTCTTATTTACAATTGCAACAGGTTTAGGTTTTATAATATTCTCATATTGTTTCATAAACTCTTCATCATTAATAGATAATTTAGGAATGATTACATCACAATCATAATAAGCTACATACTCATCTTTGTCGTTAGTATAAGTTTCTTTTATATTATTATCTATATCCTGATATTCATAAACAGATGACCCTAATACTTTTAATCTAAATGCCAACTTACAAGAAAACTCATACTTATTATTAATAATAATACTAAGGTAGGGTTTAATAAATTCTGAGTTTTCATTTACTTCTTCTAAATCTGTTCCTGAGAAAAATGTATTCATAGTATGATGAGAATGTAAATGACCTATTTTGTATTCTAAGTAATTATTCTCAACTATAAAATTTAATACTCTTTCATCAAAACTATAAGAGGTAAATGCTGCAGAACCTTTATCTAAAGGAATTAAATCATGCACTTCAATATGAATACTTTCCCTATGCGTTAAAGAACCTTCAATGCTATATACAATACAACCTGACCATTCTATTTTATTAATGTTTTCACATAAAAATTTCATTTTATTAAATGCTTTTTCACTTAAAAACACATTTAATTTGTCACCAATTTTCTTAAAAGGGAGTTGAGGTTTCCTCAATATTGGTTGATTTGTAGAAATTAAAGAATCTGGTTTCTTCAATGAGGGTTGCTGAGTAGATTTCATTAAATCTTTTTTCCAAAATTTGTTTAGCATAAATTAAAAAGTTTTTGTCAAGAACATAACCAATAACATCATTGTTATTTGTATTATTATCTCCAATGATAAAGAAATATTTTACTCCATTGAATAAAAAATATTTATTCAAACTAATATTTGGTAAAGTATCTGTTATTATTTGACCATTTCTTGTTACAATAAGAAATTCTGAATAATAAGCTCTTGGCACTTCATCAAATATAAATTTTTCTAATAAACTTAAATCATCAGTAATTTTAAGTTTATTGTTTTTAACAGTTACTATATTAGAAATACATGTAGGATTAAAATTAAAATTTTCAACAATTGCATTAACATGTTTAACTAAATGAAAAGGATCATTAGGTCTTTTATTTATTTCCTTATCTGCATTATTTACAACACCTATTTTTATATAAGGTACACCTTCTAATGATTCATGTTGAACTGTAGTTTCAATTACTCTTAAAAATAATTCAAATAATTCTGCTACATTAGATTTTGTTAGTATTGCATCTTGTAATAATGCCATATTAGCAATTACAGGAGTACCATTACCAAGACAAAACCTTTTAAATTCTGTAACTCTATCTAAAAATTTATAAGCATCAGAATAAACACCAGTTGATTGTAAATGAGAATGTATATAACCTGTTTTTGCTTCTGAATGAGTAAATTTAGTTCTTAAACCTTGTAATTGACTATCTATTATAGAACCATGTTTATCTATTTTAAATTTTACAAATAAATTTGAAATAGGTTTTTGATCATTATTAGTGTTACTGATAATAAAAAATGGAAAATGAATAGTAAATACAAGATTTGGTACTAATCTTATTAATAATAATTTTCTATCTATGTCTATATCACCATCATCATTTTCATAATCTTCATCCCATATACTTGATACATACCATTTTTCTCCATTATAATTAATAAAAGTATTTAATTTTACATTGCCATCTATATTACATTCAAATTCTTCAAGTTCATCTGTTTCAAATTCAATAGTGCTTTCAAAATTTATTCTTGAATTTATTGCACCTATTAATAACTGATGATAAAATGGAAAATGTATTTTCTTATAAGAATCATTGTGTTTATATTTTAAATTAATTATGTTATTTAGTTTATTTATATTAAGTTTTCCATCTAAATTTAATTTAGATAAATAATCAAATTCTAACATGATAATATATTTTAAGTTAGAAAATAAAAAAAGAGTGTCTTTAAACAAAGACACTCTTTAAAAAACAAAAACTACTATTACAGGTTATATCTCATTTTTGATAACCATTCAGCTTCTTCTGCATTAAGATTAGCATTAATCTCATCTTCTACAGTTATTTCACCTCTTAGTAATTCAAATGCTTTTTCAAAATCATTTGTTCTCAAATCATATTCATTAGTCTCCATTAAATGCGTAATACATTTTTCAATAGTATTAAATGAATAAGCATTATCTGATTGTTCATCTTGATTTTCATACCAAGCAGACAATAATGATTCTAATTCAGATCTACTTTTAGTAGTATAGTTTCTACCACTATTAAAGAATCTATCAGCAGATTCACTTGATTTTACTAATACACTAATTTCATTTCTTATTTCAAGATAAGAAGAACCAGATTTAGTTTTCTCTGGGGATAACATTAATACAAAATCTGTTTCAGGTAATCTTGCATCATCTAATTCTAAAGTAGTGTTAGTTTTGTTTTCTACTGCTTTCATAAAATTAACATTTACTCCCTGACTAAATAAATGTTCTTTTAGTTGACCCCAAGTTGTAGCATCTGAAGAAACTAATTTTAAACCTGTGGATGTCGAATACACTTTTACTGTTCTCATTGTTAATAAAATTAAAAAGTTAAAAAATTAATTAAAAGGCTCTTTTTTCCTGCTTTTATAATATCAGCAGGATCTTTTTCTTGTGTAGGCAATATTAATGATGTTGCCTTAAATGGATATGAATTGTTGATGTACTCTACTAATTTTAAGGATGCTTTTTTACCTGTTTCATCATTGTCAAATAAAACAATTACGTTTTTACTCATTTGTAGATAATAATATAGAATTTCCATATTTGGAAACATTCCTTCATTTTGAAAATATATTGAGGTATATCCTAAATTAGTAAGCACTCTCCAATCTTTATAACTCTTTGATATGATTAAATATTCTGTACCAAAGATGGGAAATGATAAAGAACCACCTATTGTATTTTTAGTGGTATTGGTCATCCACTTAAATTCAGTTGCTTTTGGCTTACAAATTTTTACACTTCCATCATGAAATCTTATAGTATAAGTTGTTTCTTGTGGAAAAGGTGTAAAAATACTTCCCTTTACCTTATACCACTTTGTAGCAAAAACATTATCCTCTATTAAATTAGCAGAACTAATTTCATACTGTGACCAATATTTTTTATGATACTCATCAAAAGGTTTTGGACAAAATTCAATATCTGACTTAGATGATGTTACAATGGAAGATGAACTTTTTGAATTAATATCATTTTTTATATTGAGTAGTTTATCATGAAAATCTTTTTCATAAAAATTATCATATATAAATGATATAGCATCTTTAAGTTTTAGATTATATTTTTGTTGAATTAAACCAACAGCATCTAAATTTACTTTACCATAGGTATTTGCAAAATCAGTAAAATATAATCTGTCATCTCTCCATTGTACCCAACATCCAGGGCTATCATCTTGTCTAAATGGACTAGTGATATATGTATCAGTATTAAATTCTCCTAATACATGATTAAAAACTTTTTCTTGATTTATTATAGAAAAAAGTTCTTCAATAGTTAGATTTTCATCAGATTGATAGCCATACATAATTAAAGATTTAATCCCATGAAGATTGAATTACTTCTTCATTAGAATCTTTGTAGAAATTAGATTTAACAAACCATTCTGTTCTTGTTACAGGATGAATTACAAATGTAGAATCATTTTCTGAAACATACATTAATCCTGTAGAAGAATTAAATTCCAATGTTTTACCATTTATTTCAACACTACTTTTCTTACCATTTACCTGACAAGTATAAGTAGTACCTTGATAAGTAGCTACTCCATCTTTAATAACAATAGGACTAAAATTACCTTCTACAGTTTCAGTAAATACTTTACCTTGTTTTACATTAGAAGGAATCTCAATGTACTTTTTATCAGTACCTGATTTAGGTTGCCATTGGTATTGACAGAAAACATCAATAGGTTTGTAAGAAAAATCTTTAGGTAATAAATCAGTTAAAGCATCACAGAAAGATTTAAAATTATGAACTGTAGATAAAGCTGTTCTTAAATCTTGTTCACTAACAAAACATTTCATCAATTGAGTAAGTTTTTGATTAAACTCATTAAATGCTGCTTTCATTTCTGCTGAATTTTTATCAGTAACTTTGTTGCCATCTTTATCAATAGCTTGAGTTACAGGAAATTGTCTCCAACTTCTAATTGCTCCACCAGGAAATTCAAAAGATATATCCAAACATTCTAGTGGAGTATTGTCTTTACCTCCATTTGGATTATATTCTAATTTAATAAGATTTACTTTTTGGTTTAAACCAAAAGACATTGAAGAAGATTGTTTGTCATCACTTTGATAGCCGTACATAAATAAAATTTTAAATAATTAAATAATTTGATAATTTGGTTCACTAATTTGTTGTACTGTTTCTACTTCTAAATCATCTACAAGATTTACTAAAACTTGAATAGATTTAGTTTTCTTTCCTTTTAATTTAGGATGTTGAAAAATACTTTTTAATTGTCTTGTTGACAAATTGTACTTTTCTTGAATGTCATTTCTTGTCATTCCATTGTCTAAATCAGTTAATACTTCTGAAATTTTTAAATTAATTTGTTCCATTGTTTTTGTTTTTAATAAGTGAAAAAATAAATAATTACTCTCCTGAATAATATTTGTCAACCATTTCAATGACTAATCCTAAATCATTTATCATTAATCCTGGTAACATTCCAGGTGCAGATTTAGCAGGATATCTGCCATCAAAATTAGTTACAAATTGTTTAGATACTTTTTTAGTTTTAGTATCAAATTCTTGATGACCATATAATACTATATCAAATTTACCCTCAATAGTAATATATTGGTCAATCATTTTACCAACAGTTTTAGCTTTATAAGTTGTACCATAAGTATTTTGTACTTCTTCTGGGTGAGTCAATATAATAATATTGCCTTTAAACTTAGTTAAAGCTTTAAAGATTTGACCTATTTGATAACCAATGTCAGCAAATTTATCAAAGCCTGAAGTTTTAGCTTTATCCATGTAATAATCTGCCATAATGTATTGAAAATCATCAATTACTAAATTAGTAATCTGAGGTTTCTTTTCATTAAGTATGGAAATTAGACCTGCAATAGCTAAACCATCATTAGTATCTACATAATTACCTGTAGATAAATCCTTACCTTCTATTGGTTTATAAAGTTTTTTCCATCCTCTTGCAGGAATATCTTTTCCTGATACATTTACAATAAATGTATTAGTAGGATTTAAACCTTTAATTCCAAGTTCTTCACTTGGACAG